TAATCTCTCCGACGTAATTATCGAATTGCTAGAAGAGAAAGGGTTCAATTGCGATGAAATTTGAGAACGTGATCGGACATTACAGCCGCGCCCGAAAACTGGCGCGTATTTACTTGAGGACGTTTGAAGGCGGAAATTACTGCATGAATCTAATTTACGAGAAAAACGTGACCTACAGAACCTACATGAAAAACTTAAAAAGGATTATAAAAGAAAATGAAATTGCTTAATACTGGAAACACTAAAACCCGCAAAGGTGAAAAACTAGGGTGGATCACTTACGGAATGCACTTGGCGCCCGCTCATGAAAGCGGGTTCAATGCGTGCCCGTGGGCTTCGAAAGGTTGCACGGCGGCTTGCTTAAATACGGCGGGACGCGGCGTGATGTCAAATGTGCAAAAGGCGCGCATCAATAAGACGCAATTCTTTTTTAGGGATAAAGCGGGCTTCATGTCTCAATTGCTCGACGAGATCGAAAAGGCGACTCGCCGCGCGGATCGTTTGGGCATGCGTGCATGCTTTAGACTGAACTTAACAAGTGATATTCCGTGGGAAGCAAAAGCGAATGCAATTGACGGCAAAACTGTTTTTGAGCATTTTCCCGAGTTTCAGTTCTACGACTACACGAAGGGAGTGCAACGCGCCATGAAAAACAAGCTGCCGAACTACGACTTGACCTTTTCGAGATCGGAGAGCAACGGCGCGCAGTGCAAACTCGCGATCAAAGCGGGTCTAAATATTGCGGTAGTTTTTCGCAACGGACTTCCCGAGACCTGGCAAGGTTTGCCCGTAGTTGACGGAGACGAAACCGACTTGCGCTTTTTAGATCGCAGGAATTCGGTTGTAGGACTGGTCGAAAAGGGACTGGCAAAGGTGGACGAGACGGGGTTCGTGGTTGGCTAGAATCAAGGGGGTGGACATTTTTGTTCACCCTCTTTGCCAAAAAAAATTTTTATTTACTTGAAAAAGGGGGGCTAACTCCAGAGAATACAAACTTATGCAATACAAGAATAACACAGAAAAAGTAACTGACGCGATGAATTATGGTTCGCCGCTTAATCAAATAGTAGTGCTCTCAGCTATTGAAAAATACTGCGAGCAAGTCGCCAAGAAAGAGAAAGCACCTAGCAACTGGAGCAATGGCTTCGTAAGTTGGGAAGCATGGAAGGCATCATGCGCTGATGTTTTAGAAAGGATACGAAATGAAGACAGTTAAATTATCATTGCACCGCAGTGCAGACGAGTCGTTCGTTCAGGAGTGGGAAGTCGCACGCGAGTGCGTCTTCTCCGTTCGGCTGAACCAAGAGCACATCGATTATCCGCATGACCCCAAAAAACTCGCGGAGCTTTTGTTCCACGTAACGAACGCGCCAGTTGAGATGATCAACAAAACGCACGAAAAAATTCTTCTGGCTTTGTGGGAGAACTGCTCAGACGGGAGGACATTTTACTCCATGAGCGTAGGCGATGTAGTCAAGGTGCACGATCACGACGGGAACCTTACAACTCTAATGTGCAAGTCAGTTGGATGGGAGGAGCTATGAGCTTTGCAGATAAATTGCTAGCAGAGATCGATGATACTGCAAATGAAATCATGGATGAAATCAGAGTAGTGCTTCGCAAGCACGAAGTGCACTTTCCGAATTGGGGGGAGCACCATGAGTCCTACAATCTAGATGATAAAATTTACGGGATTATTCATGATGAAATCAGAACGAATCTCCCGTCATACAAAAACAAAACAGAAAGGAATAAATGAAAACATACATATGCAAAGCATACGTAGGAGTGCTAGTTGAAGCTGAGGATGAATTCGAAGCAGAGCAACTGGCAGGACTAGAAATGGACATAGGGGACATCGACTGGGACGCAGAAGAGGCTGACCCAGAGCATGACTACTTCACTACACTACAGAACTACACAATAGAAGGAGGAACCAATGGGTAGATACTACAACGGAGACATAGAAGGTAAATTCTGGTTCGGACTGCAATCATCGGATGCCGCCGATAGGTTCGGCTATGAAGGAACTACGACGCACTTGGATTACTACTTCGACGAGGACGAATTACCTACTGTCGAGGCAGAGATCAAGAGCATTGAAGAGTCAATCGACGTGCAGAAGATTGATGACTTCTTTGATACTAATGATCGTTACAACGACGGAAGCCTGCGGGATGCGAACATTACCGAAGCTGAACTCAGTCAATACGCCGACTTGTATCTTGGTAGGCAGATTAGGGATTGCATAAAGAAAACAGGTGAATGCAACTTCACAGCAGAGCTATGAAAGATCTAATATATAAAATTCAAAGATTCGAAGACGGGACACTGGACTACGAGGATCAAATTGTTCTGTTCGCGCATCTTATCGAAACGGGTAAGATTGCGCACCTACAGGGGGTGTATCAGCGCATGGCAACGGAATACATGAACATGGGGTTCATCATGCATGACGGGACTATCGACTGGGATGCCATCAAGCAATACTCCGAAGAGGAGGAATACGAAGAATTCTTGCGAGAGGAAAAATCTCACGCAAGATACAGATACTAAACACTAAACAGGAAGTAATAAATGAATAATACAATAAAGGAATACGAATCATGAAACCTGCAATCATTGGAGACGCAATACTGGACAGCATCTGCATCATAGCGGATGGGAAACTCACGCACAAGTGGAAGGAGGAGGACAGGGAAGTGCTTGATGACGAAAAACTTAGCATCGGCGGTCTGGACATTGAGAAGGACGGCAAGAGCTGTTGGTTCGATACATGCATCGACGATGTCTGGTATGACCTGTTCACCGACAGGACGATCATTCACTTGGAGCTATGGGACGACCCAGACGCGAACCCAAACAGCAAGCAGGACTTGACTGAACGAGACTTGTTTTTAGACCCAGAGTTTTATCTCTGGATGGAATACGAAAGTGCCTTGCCCCCGAAATACTCCATAAGGGTTGAACTGGGCAAGGACAAACCAAACCTAGAGAGAGTGATCACAATGATTCACATCGACGAAAACCAACAAAGAGTAAAATACTCATAACAAAATGAATACAGTAAAAATACATACAGAAAATATCGACCCTTACACAGAGGTGCTTGCACTGGATGCGAACGAGGGATTGTCGAGAATGCAGTATGGCGAGCTCGGGTATCCGAACCCGTATCTTCGGGTCACCGAGATCAGAGCCGCATTGCAGGAGTTCAAGCCCAGGACATACGAGGACAGGTTCGCGCTCCTGGAGAAGGGTTACACCTACTACTGGTTCGCCGCCGAGGGTTCAACGGGTAGTAAGCACAGGTATTGTGGGGTTAGTTCACCTGAGGGTCAGAGTCTAACGGGAGTCTCGCATGCTTTCGAAACCCTCACGGAAGCCTTGGACTACATCTTGGACATGGAGGAGCAGGGTGCATTGGCAGGATGAAGACAAACCGCCGCCCGTTGATTACATCATCGTGCTCGTGGAGATATTCATCGTAGCTTATCTAATCATCTACGCTTGTTCATCTTAGATATTAATAGTCCGATTGAATTCAGATGTCAATCCGACCAGCGAAGATTCTCAGCCTTGACAAAAGGTTGCGAATCTTTTTTTCTGCGGGTATGCACGATATAAAACAGAATAGGGGAGTAATGCATGCGCGGTGAAAAAGGACAGACCTACGACGATTGGATAGGCTCGGAGTCATGGAAGGGCGGTCAGGAGGCCGAGGATGCCTTCGGGGATGCTCTGAGGGTAAAGTATCCATTCGCTCGCCGAGCGACCCTTCAGGAGCAATACAAGCACATTGACTGGGTGTGCATCGCGGGAAGCATAGATGTGAAGGCACTGAAGTCCAGGAGGAGAGGGACAGCCAAGGACGAGGATACCATATGGGTGGAGTTCAAGAACAACGTAGGGAAGCCTGGGTGGTTGTATGGAGAGCAGGACTTCGTTGCGTTCGAAGGGTTGCAGGATTACATAATAGTGCGAACAGGGGTCCTTCGCCGACTTGCGGAAAAACTATGCAATACCGCAGAATTGGTTGACTCCCCTCGGGAGGCGCTCTACAAAGGCTACAGCAGGAGAAACCGAGACGATCTAATCTCAATAATAAAGAGATCGGATCTTTTCACAATTGTTCACAAAAAACTAAATAAAATATGTCACATTTCTACAAGTACAACGCAGGAAACCCTAAATTTTTAGAAGAAATCAAAACGCCCGCGCAGGCTAAGAAGAACAAGGGCGTTATGCCGAGTGTAACAACTGTTCTATCGGTGATAAAGGATCCATTTCTCAATGATATCTATCAGCCGAGAGAGATAACTAGATTGGCAAGGGAGCATCCGAACCTCGGCTGGGGGAGCATAAAAGATCTCACGTACGGCCTCCGCAAGCATCCGACGAGCGCAAAAATGATACCATCCTCTGAGTTCGGCACGGCAGTGCACAAGCGCATAGAGGATCACGTTCTGGCTGACGTTAATTCAAAGAGGACAGACCCAGAGTTGAATACATGGGACGAATGGGCCATGCCTTTCGTGCAGTGGTACAGGAAGGAAGGGGTAGAACCGATTGCCGCCGAGTACATGATTGGTAATCCCCGAATCAAGATTGTAGGCAGTGTAGATTTCATTGGCAGGGACAGGGGAGGCGAGGTCTTCCTGGCCGACTACAAGTGCAGGGCGAACTGCAAGGGTAAAGCAAAAGTGTACGACAAGGATCTGTATCAGCTTGCCATTGAAGCATGGATGCTGAAGGAAGCGACGAATCCCGTGCTTGACTACATCCCAGGTTGCATCTCAGTATGCATTGACAGCGATACTTGCCAGCACTTCCATAAGGTTTGGAGTCCAGAGGAGATCCTGCACGGAATAGAAGTCGCCAAGCTATGCAGTAAAATTTATTGGAAAACTAGAATGCTAAACAAAAATGATATACATAAGAAAAAATAAGGACGCAATAGATTACATAAACGAAGCCGCAGATGATGCGATAATATTTCATGACCTTGATGATGCAGTAATTGGCACCAATCAGCATGGAGAGCTAGTTTATTCCTACGACAAGATGCACGAAGTGTTCGTGCAGGATCACGGAATGAGCGCCGAAGAGGCCGAAGAGTGGATAGACTACAACGTCATAGGTACTATGGCGGGACGTGGATTTCAAATTCTCTTCACCTGATGCAGGAATACCTCATCACTTATAGTAGGAGTGATGTTAAGGACCAAGTCATGCGAGCGACCAAATGGGCGCACGATGAAAAGACGGCTCTTTCCTACATTCTAAGAACAAGACCCGCCAAGGATGGATCCTGCAATTTTAAAAGAGGTGGATCGGGTAGAATAATTTCAGTCAAAGAATTAAAAGAATAATGCAAGCACCAAAGAATACAGACGCAGAGGAAGCACTGCTCTGCTGTTGCCTGATGGATAACTCCGTCTACGATAGCATTAGCGCAACTGTAAATGCCAAGGACTTCTACGCTTATGGTAATGCTATTATCTTTGAAGCGATAGCCGACCTAGCCAACAAGGGTGCAGGTTTCTCTGAAATAGAATTGTTCGAACTTTTAACTCAGCAGGGCATTGCAGAGAATGCAGGGGGCATTGAAAACATACTGCGTATCCAAAAGAAGGTTGATACGCCAATGCAGGTGCAGAACTACGCAAATATAGTCCGCGAGAAGTCCAGGCTTAGAAAAATAATACGAGCTTCGAAGCAATGCATGCAGTCCGCAGAAGAAGACCAGGATGCGGACGAAATTATTGCAGAGATGGAGAAGAACTTGACTGACCTCATGCACAATGGAGCCGATCAGGACTGCAGTATATCAAGCGCAACTCAACTTCTAATAGATGACTTCAAGAAGATGCAGGACGGAACATACGTTACTAATTCCATGCCGACCTACATACAGCAACTAGATGAAAAGTTAAGTGCAGGTGGAATTTCAAGTGGAGAGGTAATGGTGGTCGCGGCTCCAACTTCATGCGGCAAAACTTGCATAGCTTTGAACATAGCTTTGCAGAACGGAGTATCACAGGGCAAGCCAGGGTTGTATTTCTCTTTTGAGATGCAGTCGAAGTCCTTGGCCAAGAGGATGATACAGACTTGTTCTGCCGTTAACCTTGACGGTTTTAGGGATGGTGTACTCTCGCCCGAGAAGCAGAAACGCGTATGGGAGGCAACGGAAAAGGTGCAGGCATCAAGTATATACACCGAGCACTACGTTCGCAACGTCGAGGAACTCAGGTCGAAGGCTCGCATGCACAAGCGCAAGCATTTCATAGAATGGATTGTTATTGATTACTTGCAATTAGTCCCGTGGGATAGTCGCATGAAGAAGCACGATGCAATCGCAGAGATCAGCCATCAGATAAAACTTATGGCAATGGAGCTTGATCTTCCAGTGATTCTTTTAGCGCAAGTGAATCGTGAAGGTGCAAAAAGAGAGACTGGACTTACCTTGCACGACCTCAAGGATAGCGGGGACATTGAGAATGATGCAGATATTATTCTATTGCTATGGCCTAATGGAGAAGATACAAATGCCGCAAAGATGCACGACAAACAGCACGGCTCTTATATATCAATAAAATACAACGTAGCAAAACAACGCGAAGGTGAACGCGACCAATACGGGAAGTTCATATTCAAAAATCATGTAGGGAGATTCAAATAATGATTACAATAATACAATTAGCGCTAGCAATTGTCATCGTGGAAAGCGGAGGCAACGATTCCGCAATCGGGGACAACGGGCAAGCCTACGGTTGCATGCAGATTCATCCAGCTTACGTTCAGGACGTAAATAGAATACTGCAGGAGGATCGATACTCGCACAAAGATGCCTTCAATAGGAAGCATTCAATTGACATGTTCACAATTTATATGTTGCACTACTGCACCGAGGAGCGCCTTGGTAGACAGCCAACTGCAGAAGATTTATCCAGGGTGCACAATGGTGGACCCAACGGATACAAGAAAGAAACAACAAAGAAGTACTGGAAAAAAGTACAATCAAATATAATATAACAAATGCCAGAAGATAAAAAACGATCCTTATTCAAGGTTAACTCAGAGGAAGTTCTTAGTAGAGGACTGCAAGCGATGACGAAATCGTGCGAGGCTCTTACAAAGCAGAACGAAGTACTGAACAAAGATATAGACAATCTTAAGAAAAAAATTGACATGCTTCAGCACAGAATCTTGTCTAACGCGGAGGAAAGGGAATAATGCGAGAGAACGATAAAGAAAGAATACAGACAAGGATCGACATGATACGTGCCGAGAGCCGAGTCCTTACTTATAAGATAGAGCGCATGCTTGAACAGCGCAAGGATCTATCCAACGAAAAGCGCAAGCTCAAGGAACTAGTTGCTACGGAGGACGCAGAAGATGTCTCTTCCTAGCTCTGGTAAAATGTCGCACTTCACAACTGGTGCTGTGCGCGATGCAATGCAGAACAAGGGACTGCCCAGTCAAATGCCTATGTCGGCACTCAGGGCAGTTTCTCGTAGGTTCGAAGAGGGCGCGGAGAAGTACGGACGCGGTAACTGGGAGAAAGGCATTCCCCTATCTAGATACATTGATAGTATTTATAGGCACTTGTGGGACTTCATGGACGGGGATCAGGAAGAAGATCATCTATCTGCCGTTCTTTGGAACGCTATGTGCCTGTACGAAACAAAAGATAAAATCGACGAAGAGGCCCTACCAGAATCTCTCAACGACATAGAAGTGCAATGAAATATATAAAGCAGAGCG